GAAAAGAAACATATAAGGGTTCAGCAACATCATACTGATCCTAGTGCACCAAGGGGCGAACAAGATCCAACAAATCCTGACAACCCGCAGTACAGAAAGCCTAAAAAAGGACAACAAAATAAATAAATAACTAAAACTAAAATTATGCCTTACGATTCAAGTAACAACATGAACTATGGTGGACCAAAAATGCATAAAGGTGGTCCACACATGGAGTCGGTAAAACAAGAAAGAAGTAATTTACTTCACGATAACCCAGTAGCAAAAGATGCTAGTGGAGAAAGACCATGGATAGCTAAACATTTTAAATCATCAATGTCTCCATTAAAAGAAGGACACGAAGGTGGATCACCAATGTCTGATAAAGGACATGGTGAAAAATTTACTGATGAGCATTTTCCATCAGGAAAACATAGATCTGATATAAACATGGATCATGATAATTCACCTGCTGCTAATAATCATTATGGTTCTGCAGTTGAAAAACATTGTATGGGTCCTAGAATGAGTGCTTTAGAGCAAGAAGAAGAACCTAAAAAAATGCTAGTTAAAAAAATTAAAAAAAAGCCTAGAAAAGCATAACAGTAAGAGAACTGTATAAAACTCAAGTCAAACAATAACATTAACAATAACATTAACATTAACATTATGGCAAACTTTATTAAAATTAAAGCATCTGATATAGATGGAGGTACAACTAATGGTTCTGATATACTAATCGGTGAAATCGTATATGTAGCTCAAGGACTAGTAAATGGTACTGGTGACGCTGATAAGTGGAACGTTATGACTTCTGCTGGTAAAAGTTATTTATTTACTACTACTGGTAAATCTTTAGAATGGGCTAATCAAGTTATTTCAGCTTGTACAGCTAATCCAGGTGGCGTTATGGCAGTTGTACAAAATAGTACAGGTGTAAAAATATCTGCAATATCAGGTTCGTAACACATTAAACTATGAAATCTAGAGGTTTAGGCGACGACATAGAGAAGTTTACTACAGCTTCTGGTATTAAAAAAATAGTTGACAATGTATCAAAAGGTTTAAAGATTCCCTGTGGTTGTAAAGGCCGCAGGGATACTTTAAATAAAATGTTTCCTTATAAAAAATAATTATGGCTTTTAAATTAAATAATCCTCCATACAGAAGATTAACCCCGGTTTATCATGTAGACATGGAAGATGATGTATTAGGAAAAGCTAATAATAATTTAACTATTATTATAAATAAAGATGTTGATCCTTGTGATATACCAGATGTTATAGCTCACGAAGAGGTTCATATCGATCAAATGAGAAGGGGTGATTTAAATTATGATGATGATAATGTTTATTGGAAAGGTAAGGTATATCCAAGAAGTAAAATGAAAGAGGGCGCTAAAAATCTTCCATGGGAAGCCGAAGCGTATAAAAAATCATGAGTAAGAAAAAATTCAAAGATACCACTGTAGGTCAATTATTACTAGGCGCTACGTCTGTAATAAATCCTACATTAGGTAGTGTATTAAAAGGCGTAACTTCACCACAAGAAGCTATTGCAGAAATAACTAAATCTGATGCGCCTAATGAAGATAAAATAAAGCTTCAACAGTTGATATTTGATCAACAAAACAAAGAAATAGAAGCAATAACTTCAAGATGGCAGGCGGATTCTATGTCTGACTCTTGGATGTCTAAAAACGTACGTCCATTAATATTAATATGGTGTATAGTTATTTTTTCATTTGCTGGTATATTAGACAGCGTTGAAACAATACCTTTTAACATACACTCAACATGGAACGATACGTTTGAAAAAGTAATGATGGCGGTAGTTTTAGCCTATTTTGGCGGACGTACGACAGAAAAAGCAACAAGTATATTTAAACAAAAATAATAAAAATGGCAAACTTTAAATTTAGTGATAGTTTCATGGGTATGGCTCAATCTTGGACGCCCACTGATAACATAAACCCTTTACCAGCTTGGGAGTTTATGAATCAAACAGGTAGCTTAGGCACCTTTCTAGCTGGATCTGTTGTTTACGTAGGAGTTTCTGGTACAGTTAAAGTAATTGTAGCTGGAACAGAAGGCTCTAAAAACGCTCCTGCATCCACAGGTGCTTTAACAATTACAACTGGTGGTACTGGTTATACAACGGGTACAGATGTAGCAACTACAGGTGGAAGTGGATCAGGATTAAAAGTTAGTTTTACAGCAGCCGCAGGAGCTATAACTGTTATTAGTGCTATTACTGTTACTGGAAGCGGATATGCAGTAGGAGACGTAGTTACAGTAAGCGGCGGTGGAGGTGATGCTACATTAACAATAACAGAGATTAGAGATTATCCACCAACAGCTGCTGATGGTGTAGAGTTTTTAAACGCACAACAAGGCGATATTTTACCAGTATTAGTAGACTACGTAGTAGTTCCTTCTGGTAGTGCAGCTACTGATTTAGTAGTTGGAAGGTAAATAATATTTATATATGTAACTATATAAATATATTAGTTAAATTAAATTAAATTAAAATTATGACAAAGAAAAAAGAAAAAGTAAATAAAATTACTGACAAAGAATTAGAATTAGTACAAGATCAACAAAGAAATCTTAATAAAGTTTTAGGTAGTATAGGTGTTTTAGAAATGCAAAAATCAGCTTTAGTAAGTAGAGTTAATGAGCTTGAAAAAGAAGTTGAAGAAACTAAAAAAGACTTAGAGAAAACATATGGTAATATCAATATAGATTTATCTGATGGTTCTTTTGTTTTTATGGAAGAAAACAATGACGAATAATATTAGAAAAATAAGTATTGGTTCTGATTATAAAAATGATGCTATGCACTACGCTGTTGGTCAACAGGTATATGGTGGTCATGAAATAGCATATATTTTGTTAGAAGAAAAAGATAATTCATATAATATTTATATAAAAAAGAACAATGAAGTATTGCCTTGGAAAAAATTTAATTCCAACATGGCAATATCAGTTGAGTACGATTTAGAATATTAATGAAAAGCTTATACGATTTTATTATAAAACCTGTTGGTGATTTATATAAAAATGAAATACAAGTTGGTGATAAAAAATTAGTATTAAATACTAAAATTGAATCATGGAAATTTGTAAATAGATTAGCAGAGGTTGTTGAAGTTCCAATAGCTTTTAAAACAAAAATAAATAAAGGCGATAAAATTATTGTGCATCAAAACGTATTTAGAGTTTTTTATAATATACGTGGTGAAAAAAAGAAAAGTAGATCATTTTTTAAAGATGATTTATATTTCTGTAATATAGACCAAATATATTTATATAAAAACTCTAATCGTTGGCACAGTTTTGGTGATCGTTGTTTTATTCAACCTATTAAAGAAACAAGTTCTACAACATTAGATAAAGAGCAAAAACTTATAGGTATATTAAAATATGGTAATAGTTCATTAGAAACGCTAGAAATTAACGAGGGAGATAAAGTTGGATATACTCCAAACAGTGAATGGGAGTTTTTAGTAGATAAAGAACGTTTATATTGTATGAAATCAAATGATATTGTAATTAAATATGAGCACGAAGGAAACGAAGAAAAATATAATCCAAGCTGGGCAAGTAGCGGTCAAAGAGTTAATTAAAGTCGCTAAAGAGCCTATAATAGATTATGGACCTGATATTTCCGCAGACAGACTTAAAAATGCTGCAGCTACAAAAAAACTAGCTATATTCGATGCGTTTGAAATACTTAATCGTATTGAGGAAGAAAAAAATATGTTAGAAGATAAACCTAAGGTTGAAGAAAAAAAGAAGTCTAGTTTTAAAGGCTTTGCTGAAGGGAGGTCTAAATAATGTATAAACAAGAATTATATAAAGTATTAGAAAATTATATTACACCAAGTACTCTTAAAAAATATAACAAAAATAAAAAATGGGAGTATGGTTATAACGATCAACACGATATGGTTGTTATTAGTAAAGATGGTACTATAGGTGAAGTATACGAAATACAAAATCTTAAAATAGCTTTGCCAAAAGCAAAAGATATTTATAAATTTAAAAATAATAAATGGAGTAAATTTGAATATCCTAAAGTTTTAAGTAAGATAAAAACAGTATTTGATTTTAAACAATATCCAGAAGATTTTAAAGAAAGATGGTATGATTACATTGATAAAGAGTTTACCCGTAGGGAGGAAGGTTTTTGGTTTTATAACAAAGGCGTTCCTACTTACATTAGTGGTACTCATTACATGTACTTGCAGTGGTCTAAGATTGACGTCGGGGCACCAGACTTTAGGGAGTCAAATAGATTATTCTTTATTTTCTGGGAAGCTTGTAAGGCAGATTCACGATCCTATGGGATGTGTTACCTTAAGAATAGGCGGTCCGGGTTTTCTTTCATGGCCTCAGGAGAGGTGGTTAACTTGGCAACCATATCAAGTGACTCCAGGTATGGTATATTATCCAAGTCTGGACCTGATGCCAAGAAGATGTTCACAGATAAGGTGGTACCCATATCAGTTAATTATCCCTTCTTTTTCAAGCCGACCCAGGACGGAATGGACCGTCCAAAGACCGAGCTTGCCTACCGTGTCCCCGCAACCAAATATACCCGTCGTAAGCTCACCGCCTCCGCCGATGAAACCTTACAGGACGAACTCCAGGGTTTGGACACCACCATCGACTGGAAAAATACCGGTGACAACTCCTACGATGGGGAGAAACTCAAACTCCTCGTTCATGATGAATCAGGGAAATGGGAAAAGCCCAACAACATCCTCAACAACTGGAGGGTTACGAAAACCACATTAAGGTTAGGTAGTAGAATTATTGGTAAATGTATGATGGGTTCAACTAGCAACTCATTAGATAAAGGTGGTAGAAACTTTAAAAAATTATATGATGATTCAGACGTCACGAAAAGAAACAGCAATGGACAGACTCGCTCAGGATTATATAGTTTGTTCATACCTATGGAATGGAACTACGAGGGATACATTGATTCTTATGGACTACCTGTATTCGAAACGCCTAAACAAGCGGTTACAGGACCACAAAATGAAAAAATAAAATTAGGTGTTATTGAATATTGGGAAAACGAAGTTGATGGATTAAAAGATGATCAAGATGCTTTAAATGAATTTTATAGACAATTTCCAAGAACAACAAAGCATGCTTTTAGAGATGAATCTAAACAGTCTTTATTTAATTTAACAAAGATTTATGAACAAATAGATTTTAATGAAGATTTAAAAAATTCAATAGAAGTAACTAAAGGTAATTTTCAATGGGAAAATAGTGAAAAAGATACCAAAGTAATATTTGTACCTAACAATAATGGTAGATTTCTTGTTACTTGGGTTCCTCCTGTTTCACTACAAAATAAAAGATTTATTAAAAACGGAGTTAATTATCCTGGTAACGAACATATGGGAGCTTTCGGATGCGATCCTTATGATATATCAGGAACTGTAGACAAAAGAGGTTCTAATGGATCTTTGCATGGATTAACAAAGTTTAGTATGGAAAACGCACCGCCAAATCATTTTTTCTTAGAATATATAGCTAGACCACAAACAGCTGAGATATTTTTTGAAGATGTTTTAATGGCTTGTGTTTTTTATGGTATGCCTATATTAGCAGAAAACAATAAACCAAGATTATT